CACCTTACGATTGGGATCTAATCGGTGTAGATGCTAAAGCTTTAGAACTTCGTTGTCTCGCAGGGTACTTGGCTCTATGGGATGAAGGTGAATACGCTGCCATGGTTATTAACCCAGAGGTAGACATACATACTTATAATCAAGAGCAATTTGGTGTTGCTAATCGAGATATAAGTAAACGTCTACTTTATGGAATGTTGTATGGCTGTGGTGCAGCTAAAGCAGGTACTATTATTGATCCCAATGAAAAGAATGAAACCAAATTAAAACGTATGGGAAGAGATGCAATTAATGGTTTTATGAAAGGTGTACCTGCACTTAAAAAGTTAAAAGATCAAATTGAAGAAACAATTAGTAACCGTGGTTATTTAATCGGTTTAGATAGACGTATCCTTCACTGTCGCTCTTCTTTTAAAGGACTTAATGTTTTGTTGCAATCTGCTGGTGGCATATTAATGAAACAAGTTGTTGTAAACATTCACAACAATATTGAAAATAACTTAAATATGCCTCATGGTAATAATTGGCAACAGTTATTAATGATCCATGACGAAGTACAATTGACTTGTAACAAAAAGTATACAGAAAAAATAAGAGAACAAGCAATGGCAGCCTTCCCTCAAGCACAAGAGTTCTTTAACTTTAGATGCAAAATTGAAGGTGATTCATGTATAGGTAGCACCTGGGCAGAAACGCATTAGAATAACGTCCTGAGCATGACGTTAAAAGGTTTACAACTCATTCTCAATTCAACTATGAATTTCATTACTGTGTCAGCTAAAGCAGTTGACAAACCAGAATCTCTTAAATCCAAAATACCTTGCACAGTTTGCAATGTAGAAATTCCTAAACCAGCATTTGGTAAAAGTTATGTACCTGTCTATGCTCAATTAAAAATATGGGGTAGAAATGCAGCTCTTTTAGCTGGTGTTCCACAAGGACAGCATCTACTTATTGTTGATGGTGAATTACTTATTAACTACAACAAAGAGACTCAAACTAATGAGATTGAAATAAAAGCTAGAACAATAGCTCCATATCATGATGGTCCTTCTTGGCCTCCTATTAATAATGTCATTCTTTCAGGAAGAACATTTATTGATTTTGATCCTTCAGATCCTAAACAAAGAAACTATAGAGCAACTGACTCTGGATGGATCTTTGCTGAACAACGTTTAGCTGTTCAAAATAAACCTATCAGTACAAATAACTATCCTGATATTTATAGTTTCAAAACTGTATACAACAACAATGCTGAATACAGAGGAACTAATTATGCAAATGTTATAGCTGATATGCTGAACAGAAAAAATGTACCTGTCACAATAAAAGGTTCATTAGTTCGTGAAGAATCTAAGAATCCTGAAACAGGAGATGTTAGACATTATCCAAAAATCTTATTAGCTGATAAAAATGCTTTATGTGTTGCGAAATTAACACCAGAGCCATCACAAAATGTAAAGCCAACAAAGCCAAAAGCTCAGTCAGCACCTACAGTTATAGCAGATAACCCTTGGAAAGATTCTGATAACTTTCCAAGTTTAGCTCCTGATCCAACTCCTGTTCCTGCTGTAGCAACAGCACCAGATACGAGCGAAGATCCTTTCTAAATTTCTAGGCGTTCATCTCGCAAGCATTAAGTTGCTAAAAGCCAATTGATGTAAGTCGGGGAGACATTGTGGGTTCGTCCTACTAAGAGCTTCTCCCTCCTAGAACCCCCTTAACTACTGCCTCTAATGACGCAATTAACTACGATGCCTTCTTCCAAGACAAAACCTAGTTCAATCACAAACTTTGAAGCCTCTTTCTCTATGTTTAGAGAAACCGAATTTATTGATGGTATAGATGGCTTTGGTACTCTTCAACCTTTACATAACAATGACAAAGCTTATTGGGCCGTAAAGGAAGAAAGTTTAAAAACATGTAAGTGGACTGCCACTGAAAAAGATTTCGATAAAGATTCAGTTCTTTGGAATCACTCTCACCGTTTTGCTAATGGTGCTAGAGAAACAATGCATGCTTTTATTAAGCCAAGAATCCAAATCATTCACACTTCTAACATCTTAGTTGTTGATGATCAGATTAAGGATAGAGCTGGTAAACCAATGAATATTATCGTTGGTGATCTTTCTATGCCTCATATCGCTAAAGCTTTTGAAGCTGATAAAGAACAGGCTGGTGAAAAAGGTGAACGTCAGTATTCAACTAGAACTAAGTATCTAGTTAATATCCTTACTAAGGATAATCAACCAGCTCATGAAGTTCCTCTAGTTTTTACAGTTAAAGGATTAGCTAGTGTTGACATGTCTCAAATGTTGAAAGACTTTAATAGCCAAATGAACAAGTGTTATAGCACTGGTTTAGAGCTAAAAGGCAACATGAAGTTCGACAATAGAACTCAATCAACATTTGTCTTTGTACCTCACTTAGATATTCGTTCTGTACCTGCTCGTGGTAATAGAAGCGTCAACATCTGTGCAATAGAAGGTTATGAAAAACCTGACTATTCAACAGTTGAGAAAGCAAAAGAATCCATGTTTGAATACTCCATTCCTGTAGAGAATAGAGAAAAGACATGGGAACAGATGCAAGATGAATTCTTAGGTAATTACATCAACAAACATAGTGAACAGGAAGCTGCAAAGCTTAATGGTGCTTATGGTATTGCTGATGGAGTTCCAGCTCTAATGCCTAAGACAGTAGCAGTTCTACCAGAAGGTGCAGCTGATACTGGAGAAGACGCAGCTTTATGATTTAAGTACGATGTTATCAGGGCTAACTAGCTCGCTAATTAGTCCTTTTATAATGACATTACGTTGTGTTGCTAACTGTGCAAGGTAAGTTGCTACATGTTTTAAAGCATCTTTATCTTCACAGTTATCAATGCTTCTTCTAAACTTTTCAAATACGAACTGATCTTCTAACGGAATTTTATATTCCAAAAATTCTAATTTAGAAGATTTGTCTTCCATTTTGAACCCTCTTATTTCTTTATTCTACATGCATCCAGGAGTTTAATTATGTTAAATAAGTTCGGTCCTCTTACTCTAATGGGTGCTGGTATATTTACAGCTGCTAATAACCCTATTACATGGGCTGCTGTTGCTAGTTTTGCAACCTTTAAAGTTAGTCAAAAATTTTATAAAAAAGCTAAACAAAGAGCTAAAACTAAACTTGAAGAATATGATTTATTTATTTAATTAATTCTGAAAGATTTTTCGTTAAATTATTAACACTATTGGACATTGTTTTATATCCATGTCCTACATAAATCTGACCACTAACAACACTAGCTGTCATGATTGCCCAAAAGATATAGTACCAACGTGCTTTGATCTGGGTCACAAGAATCTTGTATTCTTATCCAACACTAACTCAATTTCAACTTAAATGACAAATGAAATTTATTCTGAGCTAAATGAAGCTCAAAAGATTATCTATACACGCTCTATGATTGGTAGAGCTTTTTCTGATTTCGATCATGGACAAATCTGTACCATTTATCGTGTAGGAAAAAATTGTATAGTAAAAAGAAAAAATGGGATAGAAGAAAAATATCCTGCAGAAGATATCAAAGTTGCTTACTTAAAATTTATACAAAGAGAAGTTCCTTTCTTTTCTTATCTTGGTCCTAATTATCGTGGTCCAATTCCTTGGCCTTATCAATCCAATACTTATATACTTCTTAAAGGTTGGAATTATGCCTATCAAGGATCTCATAAGATTCCAGAAGCAAGGATGCAACAACTCTGGGCTAATTCATTTACTAATTTAAAAAGTATTGAATCAGTTAAAAGTGTACTTGATAATTTAAATGATGATGATCCAGATGATGAAGGATTAGAAGATACAGAAAAAGCATTAGGACATATTATGACTCCTTATAAATATTGTTCTTGCCAAGCTTTTCAAAAACAACTTAAAAACTTAGATCAATTTAAAGAAGAATTCTATGAAAATTATCAACCTATGTGTAAACATCTCCATTGGTATGACAACTTTAAATTATTCCAGAGGAAACGCAATGAACTAGCAGAAGACTTAGGAGGAAGATCTCCAATGAATGTTGTTATTTGGTTCTATATTCCACCTGCTAAACAATATCAAAAGGGTACCTTTAAGCTCTGGTGGACTAGAAAAGGACTATATTCTGACATATGTAACTGGAAACAAATTAATTCCTTAAGTCAATGGGATGCATGGAGTTATTTCGATAGGATGTTAGAGAAAGGTTTTATTCCTTATGAATCCTCTACTGTCCCAAAATTAAAATCTATACTATGCGGAAAGTCTTAATAGATGGTCTTAAAGCACATGCTCTAGGTCACATCGAAAAACATAAAGCTAACATTGAAATTTATTTACATGGATCTGTAGGTATTGGAGAACACTCTGATATTATTGCTGCAATTCAAACTGAATTAGACCATATTGCACACTATGAAGATCAATTAGAAGTGATTGATAAATACTTTAGTATATAACTAAACGTCCTTTAAGTTATGACGTTAAACTGACTTCAATTTAACTCAACTCTAATGACACAATCTAATCTTTCTCTCCTTAATAAGGCTCCAAAAGAAATGCCTTTTAAGGAATTAATTAATCAAAGAGCAGCTTTAACTAGAACAATACCTCTTTTAGATGATGAATCAAAAGAGATTGCAAAAGCTGATCTTGCTGCAGTCGCTAAGGAATGTTCACCTAAATGGGATGATCTCTATGTAACTAGAGAAAATTTAAAATCAATTATTAATAATTTAAAAGAAGAAAAATCTCAAGTTGATAAAAGTATCAAATCAAAAACAAATGATCTTGATTCTTTAAATGTTTTACTTAGAGAAATCAGAAGAACTTTTCCACCACATTCTGATTGTGATACCTTCTCAGGTAAATACTTTCAGTTTAAAGTTAAAGCATACACACCAGGACAACAGTATTCTTTGAAACTTGTACAGACAAAAGACTTCTTTGAATTTTCTCCAGAAGATCAGGAGAAGTTCTTTTATAAAGAAGAAAAGATTGAAACTAAGGAAACCGTGATAACGTCAATATCAGGTAAGGAAGTTAAACGAACGACTGAACCTAAGACAACAACACAATTTATTCTGAATCAAGATGCAGTCATCAGTGCTTACCAAGACGGAAGTCTCCCCCATGGAATCAAAGTCATCCAAAATTACAGAATTACCACAAAGCGAATCAGTGGCGAGCTGGACGTGGAAACATCCGAATATACAAAACAGTTTCTTCGAGAATCTAATACCTCCAAGTGATGTAGAGGAAGCTCATCTCTACATGTGCTGTCATCAACATAATGAGCAAGACTTCGACCTCCAGCTTAAAACTATGGAGCTGGAGTTAGATGAATACTTAGATGCTGATGATAGACCAGTAGAAGATTTAATTGCTGATACTCGTTCTAATCAGATTCGTTATTTGAAAAGTAAAAGATATCATCATAATGCTCGTTGTTGTTATTGGTACTGGATGCAAAGAGAATCAGATGCTAACCATAAAAAAGCAAAACGTAAAAAGAAAGTTCAAAAGTAAAATTCGTATAGAATAAAAGAACAAATAAAGGAGTTCATGGAAAGAGATCCAGCTAATCTATACAATTTGCTCGCTGGGTTTACTCAGGAAGGAACTCCTTTAGAAGCTTTAGTTGGTAGCAAAATTGAATGGGGTGTTACTGTTTTAACTGCTGCAATGCTTGCTAATGAGAATTTAGCAGGAAGTATGGAGGCACAAGAGATGGTTGATGGTGCTATTAATTATTACAACCTAATCCAGGAACGCTTGGCTTATTACAGACAGAACCAAGTCCATGCTCTTGAAAAGATGATTGATAAATAATATTTATTCCTAAAAATGCTGGCGTTAAAATAATACTATCGCCAGTATTCGTGGGAAAGAATGTCACAAACAAAAGCCCAATTAATTAGTGATTTAGTTCAAGCATTAAATTTTACAGGGACATCCAGTGCTCCAGCTAATGGGATGTATTTGTCAGCAGCTAATACTATTAAGTTAGCTACTAATTCAAATGGAAGATTAACAATAGATAGTTCAGGTAATGCAACTTTTACAGGTACATGTACTGCTACAACTTTTATAGGTGCTTTAACTGGTACATCAACTAAAATTGATCTTAATTCAAATAATGATAATACTGCTTTCAGAGTTCCTTTTACAAGTGGAAATTCAGGGAGTGTCTTTTTGTATGCAGATAATGCTGATGGAATGACATATAACCCCAGTACTGGGAAACTTACTGCTCAACAACTACAAGGAACTTTAACTACTGCTGCTCAAACAAATATAACTTCTCTTGGTACTTTATCTAATTTACAAATTGCTAATCATCTTGGATTAGGTATAGCTGGAGCAGAATTTGGTAGTGGTGTAAAAACAATTCTTTTACAAGGAGGTAGTAGTACAAAATCTGGATGTATTGATTTTAAAGAATATAGTTCAGGTACAAGGTTAGCCAATATTTTTGTTCAAAATGACACCAGTTATGGAATGTCTATCGGTACAAGTTGTAGTGGACAAAATGGTGACTTTATAAGATTTCATACAGGTGCTTTAGGTTCTGAAAAAGTCCGCATTACATCAGCAGGTAATGTTGGTATAGGTACAACAAGTCCTAGTAACTTATTGCATGTTGCTGGTGTACTTGAATGTTCCAATATAAAAATTCTCGGCACAAATTCATTTGAAAGTAGTGCAAATGTTTTTGAAGGTAAAGGAACTAATGGAGCAAGGTTGAGATCAGCATTATCAGACGCTACTGTACCTACTTTTTCAAATAAAGATGATACAAACACTGGTATGTTCTTACCTGGTTCAGATGTTCTAGGGTTAACGACTGGTGGAGCAGAAAGACTTCGCATTGATTCGAGTGGAAGATTATTAATAGCAAAAGGAACTGCAAGCACTACTACTTCTCAAATTCAAATTGGAGATCCTGCAGGTGGATATACATGGGATGTAGGAGACGTACCACAGGTGTTAATTGCTGGTGTTAATAATGAATCACCTACAAGCGGAACATTAAATATTGCTCTTAGAGTAGCAGATGAAAATAATAATAATATGTTCCAAATCCACAATAGAGGTGGAGGTAATAGTGACGTTGGTGAGGTTTACATGGCTGGAAAAGTTGGGATAGGTACAACAAGTCCTAGTGAACAATTCCATCTTTTAAAGAGTCATAATGGACACACTAGAGCAGTTATTCAAAACAACTGGGGTGCTAGTGCTACAGCACAATTAAAACTAATATCACCAACTGATGAATTTCAATTAATTAAATATGCTTCTGGTCCTGCTGCTCTTAATCTTTCTAATAACAGCAGAATTTATCATAGTGTTGGTGGACAAGTTAGACATCAAATAACTGCTGATACTGCTGGACAGACAGCATGTGTAGTTAATACTCCTGCTGATGGTGGTGTTAACTCTCAATATGTAACTGCAACAAAAGCTGCATCAGGAAATTATAATACCTTTCGAGTTACTATTAATCAAAGCAGTTGGGGTTCATTCTTTTTAAAAGTATATGTTTCTGCTCACGATGGAAATTCCGCTTATAAATGGGTAACTGGATATATGAATACTGGATTTTCCACGGTACTTAATACATTAAGCAATATGAGTGGAAATTTTTCTGGTGGTACTGCAACAAATACACATATAAGTGGTCAGACATGGAAATATGAAATAATAACTAATGGTGGTAATAGTTCTGTAACTCACCCTGTAATGGGTGTTGAACTTATATTTGGTGGGAATGGAAACATGTTAGACACTGGTTCCATTTCTCTCGAAATTTCTTAATAAGAGGTCATTATGTCTGTAGTTAAAAATGCAAGATGGATTATTGCAGAAAGCGATCCAATGAAACAGGTAGAAATTGTTTTTGATGACATACCTTGTAAGTATGCTTCATCATCTGATGATGATGGTTGGAGTGATTTACAAGCGTGGGTTAATTCTGGCAATACAATTATTGCATGGAGTAAAGAGGCATCATCAACACCTGATTTCATTACATCATCAAGATCATGAAAGCAATAGAAGCATTTTAAATTTAGTAGGAATACAATACTTAATGCCTAAACCTGTTTAATTCGGAGGGATTTTCCTAATGGCATTAACTGAAACAATTGAATACGACAAAATTGAAGTCGTAGGCCAGTACAAAGCTGTACAGGTCAGAAAAGCAACAGTTATCAAGAAAGATGGTGTTGAACTAACTCGTTCATTCAATAGATTTGTACTTGATCCAGGTACTCTTGATGAATCTGATAATCTTGTTGATAATCCTTTATCAAAAGAACCAGATGGTACAACTGATATTGCAGACGAAGTAAAAAGTATTTGCACAGCAGCTTGGACAACAGCCGTAAAGGATGCGTGGAAAGCTAAGTTAATTGCTGACAAGTCTTCTGGACCTGGCTAATTATTTCTTACGCTTACGTTCAAAGTGGAGATCTATTCTCAATTTGCCATAGTACAAAATACCAAGCCAGATTGAGAATGCTACTCCATCAAACCAACTTAGACTATGCCAAGCATCTACTGCTCCATCCATGTCTTATATCTTTTTAGCTAAATCCATCATCTCACATGGACATATGCAACCATTGCCACCACAAGGTCAACTCGTTGTAATTATTGTTGCAATACTTGCTCTTCTGATGGGTTATGGATTTTATGTAACCTTTGGTCCAGGAGCAGAGGATCTTAGAGATACTATTGATGAACATGCAAAAATGCATGAACTAGGTATTGCTCATGGACATACAAAGAAAAAATGAAGACTGCTATCGTTAATATATAGTCAAGAAATTAAATGGATTCCGTTCCAGTACCTCGTTTAACTCTAAGTTTTTCTGTCGATCTAGATGTAGATTACGATCCTTTTAAAGGTAAAACTCAACAAGAATTTGTTAAGTATATTGAATCTGAATTACATGAAGTTCTTTACGATATAAATCCTGCCGTAAAAAACGCTTATACTTCACTTATAGCTATTGAGGAAAATGACAAACAAAGCTGATCAAATCGGAACTCGTGAATGGTTAGAAGAAAATAACCGTAGAGTAATCTTCCAAAATCATATGTACAAATGTGCAGGAAGAGATAATCCTGACCACCCAATGCATGGACTCTTTACTGGTTTATGGGAAGATTTTTGTTTAAACGAAGCAGGTAAAGCACAACGAGATGGATGGTTTGAACGTTTGGAATTTTTACAGAAAGTAGAAAGTGGTGAAATTGAAATACCTAAACCACATTATTACAATTCTGAAGGAGAGATTCCTAGACCTGAAGAACAAGTTGCAGATGATTTTAATGTTTCTAATTCTTCTGATCCAGTAGATGATTATCTTAATTGTTCAGCTGAATGTGATATTGATGATCAAGAATGCCAAGACATTTGTTTAGATGAATTAAAAAAACCTGTAATAGAAGAATTTAATGATTTTTCAGTTGGTCAAGCAGATTCACCACATCAAGCTGCTATAGCTAGATCAAGCTGATTCCGCTTCATTCCAATGTTCGATACGATGACAATTGCTACATAAAGCGACGCATTTATCAATTTCTTTCATAATTGTTTTCCATCCATATCCCACACCTACCATTCTAGAAATACATCCTTCTTTATCACAAAGATGATGAAATTCTAGAACACGATAATCATCTAAACCACATGCTTTACAGCATAATGTTTTTTTATATTTAATTAGCTTCTGACGATTCTTACGAATTCGTTTCTTATCATCTTTCCAGCTCATGATTAATACTTAAGTATTATTCTTTCCAAATCCATCCTATTTGATATTCATCTATGTAAGGTTTTAAATCTAATGCATCCATTAGTTCACCAATAAGGCGACCTTTCCCTAGTAGTCTGCCATCTGCTGCTCTTAAATTATCATCTACAACAATTAAAGTTCCTGGTTTGATAATATTTTTAGCTGCAAATAATTCTTTTAAATGATGTGAAGATGATTCCCAATCGTTTCCCCAGTCTATGATGTTAAATGAATCTAAATAAAGTAAATCTACCTTTCCTTCTAAATATCCAAGCTCCTCTACTGAATCACCACAAATAACTTCAACTTGTTTGCTAGTATTACTTCTGGCAAGCTCACATGCTTTAGGGTTAATATCAATTGATATAACATTACCCCCTCTGTATTGTACATAATTGTCAAACAATAATGTAGAACAACCATCACCACTATAATTGTCTTCTTCTCTGTAGCAGCCTGTTTCTACAATGAAGACTTCTTTACATTTAAGACTATCTAAATACTTAAAAATTTGTTTAAAACTACCAGATCTTCCTGCTAAATTTTGTGATACTTCCTCGAAATATTCATTCCAAAAAGTCATTTTGTTCTACTGATTACCTCTTTGAATATAACTAATCTATCTGATTTGTCAGATAAAATATTATTTTTACTCTTATACTTGACAATGTGGATAACATAAACACAATAAACAACATCTTGAATGACTGAAGCTAATATTCTTGAATTTGAAAAGAAAGATCAGGTTATAAATCCTGATGTAATGAAAGATATTAATAAAACAGCTGCACGTATAACTCTTAATGGTAAACGACATTACACTACTCCTTTATTTACTGGACCAGCTCCTTCCGTTACAACCATAATTTCTGAGACTGCTTCTGAACAAAACAAAAAGAAATTGGAGATGTGGTCTAAAGCTAATCCTGGTGTAAAAGAAAAAGCAGCTGAACGTGGTACTGCTGTTCACTATGGAATGGAACAATATTTAAAAGGTAATAAAGATCCAGAAATTCCTGAAGAATACGTTGAGTTTTGGTCTGGTATGCCAAAAATTCTTGATCAGTTTGGAGATGTACTTTGGGCAGAATCACCAATCTTAGAAGCTTTTGATTTTACAATGGGTGCTGATGAAGTTGCTCGTGTATGGGGAGCTGATGAAGAAGGACGTGCATGGGCTGGTGCTCCTGACATCATTGGCTTTGTCGAAGATAAATTAACTCTTGCTGATTTAAAAACAAGTGTCAAACCTTACAGTCGTAAGTGGCCTAAAGAATATGAAAAAGGTTCTAAAGAGTGGAGAGATTTATTAGGTGGTTATATGAAATTTAAAAAAACTTGTAAACAATTAGCAGCCTATGACCTTGCTATACAACAAACTTTAGACGTTAAAGTTGATCAAGCTGCCATATTAGTATCAACACCTTTACGTACTCAAGTATTTAAAATATCTAGAAAGTTTTTAGATAAATTACATGTTGATTGGCTAAAAGTAGTAGCAGAATATTATAAACAAATCGACAATTGTAACGTATATGATCCCGATGCAATTTAAAATTCAAGCTTAATATTTTGAATAATTTATTTCAGATTATTCGCACTAGGATAATAGAACACGTAAAAAATACCTGCCAATGGAGATCAGAATTTCCGTTGGTGAGTGGATGAATACTCTTCAAGACCGCATGCACAAGGCGGTGGAAGGGGATTGTTTTCATTTGCCAACACATATGCATTACCATGCATTCACGCTATTAAGTAAAGAGGTATTCCCTGACAAAAAGTTCAATGTAACTATTGACAACAACACTCAACCCTAATGACAAAATCACAACCACAACCACTAAAGCCTGGAGAGATTAGACTTGATCTCATATCTGCCGAATGGCCCCTTACTCCTTTAGGTGGGAGTAAAGATCCTTACATTACTGGATGGCAAAACAAACCTTGCAGTCTCCATGAAATTGAAGCTGAAATACTTACAGGGCGATGCAAAGCCATCGGTCTTTTATCGGGTCCAGTTTTTAATCTCCCTTATGGTTTGGTATGGGTTGATGTTGATGGCCCTAGTGTATACGAATTGATTGAAGGTATATCTGATAAGTCAGTAGATGAAGCTTTACCAAAAACATTAACCATTCTTAGTGGTAAAGAAGGAAGAGAAAGAAAGCTTTATAAACTACCAAGAGAAAAGCATAAACATTTTGTTCGTAATAAATATACGTGGCATGCAGAAACGGATAAAGAAAAATTAGAAATCTTATGGCAAAAGCATCAAGGAGTCTTGATGGGTTTACATCCTGATACGGATGGATACTACACAGCTCCAGATGAAGGTTTTGAATGGATTACTGATCTTGCTGAACTTCCTGAATGGCTATTAAATTGCATCATTAATAAAAACGTAAAGCAAGGTGTACCAGCGAAAGAAACGACTAGAATAGTAGGTCCAACCTTTGCTGTAAATGCAGAAGCTTCTCTCGAAAGAGATATGCAACTTGCTACCGAAGCAATGTGGGCTATGCCTCCAGAAGCTTGCGATGACTACGACATTTGGATTACTGTTGGACAGTCACTTCATTCATTAGACGATTCGTTGCTTGATGATTGGGATGAATGGTCTAAACAGTCTGAAAAATATAAGGCTGGTGAATGTACTAGACGTTGGAAATCTTTTGACAAAGGTGGAGCACGTACTCTCGGTTCTTTAATCCACCATGCAAAAGAATTTGGTTGGAAACCTTCTCAAGAACATAAGGTTGTCAACAGAGAAATTGATGAAAAAACACTAGAGGATCTACAGAAAATGATGGCTGATTTCGACGCAATTCCAACGACAACTAAACCAAAGGTTGTACGTAAAAAAAAGCTTGCACCAATCGAAGGAAAGGGAAGGGAACAGAAACCAAGAAATCCTTCTTCAGACATTATTACTAATGTTTTAATTCAATCCTATGACGGAACCCTTAGATATAGTCAGGCACAAGGATGTTTCTTTAATTACAACTATCATTCAGAAGGTTTATGGTCTGCTCTATCAGATACAGAAACAAAAGGTGAAATAAAAAATAGACTTGAAATGTTGAAAGATCATCTATTGCCTAATGGCTATAGTATGAATCTCGTTAATGACGTATTAGAACAATTAAAAATCAGCTTAATTCATGATGAATGGTATGAAGGTAATGACTACTTACTATTCACTAATGGAATATTAGAACTCGCAACCAGGGAGTTAATTCCTTTTAGAAAGGATATGTTTATGACTCAACAGTTGCCCTATGACTATGATCCTAGTGCGACATGTGAGCCGATTATTAAATGGTTAAAACATGTACAAGATGGTAACTGGGGACGTGTACAAGTCCTTAGAGCATGGTTACGTGCTGTTCTATTAAGTCATTCAGATATACAAAAGTTCGTTGAAATTGTTGGTCCAGGTAAGTCTGGTAAGTCTACTTATTCCAATCTTGCACATGCATTAGTAGGTGATACAAACGCTATCATTTCTTCTCTTGATCACTTAGAAAAAAGTAGATTTGAAACAGCTAATTTATATAAAAAGAAACTACTTTTATTTAATGATGTTGAAAGATATGGTGGGTCAGTTTCAGTATTGAAGGCAATTACTGGTCGTGATTTAATTCGGAATGAACGTAAATTCCAAGGAGGTTCATTAAAGCCGTTTAAATTTAATGGGTTGGTAATGATAACTGCTAATGAACCCATTCAAACGACAGATCCTACATCTGGGCTTGCACGTCGTCGTCTTACTATTCCTTTTGATCGACCTTTCACTGGTAGTTCAGCTGAACAACGCACCTTAATTGATATGGATGATAGTGGAGTACCTTTTGGTGACTTCGCTAAATTACTTCCTGGCTTGGTGAATTGGTTATTAGATATGACTGAAATGGATATGCGTCAATATTTAATGGAGACAAATCAAAAGGTTGCTTTCTTTGCTAAACATCATCGAGAACAAATTCTTAAATCAAATCAGATTATGGATTGGATGGATCATTGTTTGATCTTTGATCCAGGAAACTCTGCTCCTGTTGGTCTAGCTAAGAACTCTCAACCAGGATCTTCTAATGTTTATGTGTCTTGGGATAAGTGGCTTTATGCCAGCTATTGTGAATTTTCTCGTGGCTCTAATAGTAATATTCTTGGTCGTAGCAGATTTGAAACATTATTAATGGATGTTTGTGTCCATCAGCTTCGTTTAAACATTTATAAATTTAAAGATCGTAGAGGCATGAGAGTAAAGAATCTGGCTTGTCGTTCATCCGATCAAAAGTATTCTGATTATCCTTCTATTATTGAAGTTGGTTTGAATAAAGATAAATGGAGAAAGGAATATGGAGACATAATTGATAAAAAAGAAATAGAAGAAGGGTAATTAACTATTACTATTTTTGTGTAATCTATGTATATTTAATACAGAAATAGAATTGTAATGCCAAAAAAACCAAAGCTTTTATGGTGTGGTGATATAGCTGCAAAGACTGGTTTCGCTCGTGTAACAGAAAATGTTCTACCTTATCTAGCAAAACAATTTAATATCGTTGTCTTAGCTCATAACTGGTGGGGTGATCCAACACCTTGGCAAAAGAAATATAAACTTTATCCTTCATCAAATAGATTTCAAACTGCACCATTTGGAGAAGATCGAATTCGAGAAATTGTTCAAATAGAAAAACCAGATTTAGTTTTTACGATTAATGACATGTGGATCATTAATGAACAATACAGACGTATACAAGATTTTCATAAAGATAAAAAATTTAAATTCGTTGGCTATGCACCAATGGATTCTTATGGCTGGATTGGTTGTTTAGCTGATACTGCTAATGATTGGGATGGAGTCATTTCCTATACCCAATTTGGTGCATATGAATTTATTCAAGGTGGTATTACAAAACCAATAGCTGTTATTCCTCATGGAGTGACACCAGGGCAATTCTTTCCTATGGATAAAGCTGAAGCTAGAAAACAATTAAATATAAAAGAAGATATATTTATTGTCTTCAATGGTAATCGAAATCAATTCCGTAAACGAATTGATATAACCATTGCTGCCTTCGCTAAGTTTGCAAGAGATAAACCTAATACCCAGTTGTACTTACATATGGGTAAAAAAGATCAAGGTTGGGACATTATGCATCTCTTTAATCGAGAGATGAAACGAAATAAATTAGATCCCAATAACAGAATTATTCTTACAGCAGATGTTGATGGACCTCCAAGTGTTGAGATAGAGATGCTCAATACGATCTATAACGCAGCTGATGTTGGAGTTAATACCTGTAAAGGCGAGGGTTGGGGTCTTGTTAGTTTTGAACAAGCTGCTTGTAAAGTTGCCCAAGTTGTACCAGGGCATACATCTTGTAAAGAAATCTTTGAAGGTTATGGTCAACTTATACGTTGTGATCATATAGATACTGATACTAATTTCGGTAGAGAGATGCCTTGTCCTTCTACAGATCATTTAGCAGAAATATTAGATGACTTATATAAGAATCCTAAAAAGCTAGAAGCAACAGCTGAACTTTGTTATGAAAGAGCTTTAGAAAAACAATTTACTTGGGAAGTAATTGGTGCTCAGTTTGCAGGAATATTTGATGATGCCATTAAAGGTGTAGATCATTCTGTTAAAAAAGTTTCACCTAAGAAAAAAACTCGTAAGAAGAGGAAAATAGGTAATGCTTAGAAAGATTACCTTTCGTCCTTGGGGTTGGTGGCAAGCTTTATTCCAAGGACCTGGCTATCTAGCCAAAATTATTAATGTAAAAAAAGGACAACAACTTAGTCTTCAGTACCACAAGCATCGAAGTGAGACTTGGATTATTGCATCAGGTAAAGGAGAAGTTTTTGCAAATGGTATATGGCAAAAAGCTAGGACAGGTAAATGTATTCACATCCCTGTTCTAGGAACGCATCGTGTAAAAGCAGATGAAACAGACTTAGTTCTTATAGAGGTCCAATTTGGGGATAAAATTTCTGAAGACGATATTGTACGTATCGAAGATGATTATGGTCGTGTACAGAAAAACCTAGAATAGTCTTTTTTTTTCTTATATATGGCCTAAATTACACTCTTATTCTGAGTCTCAATAGACTGTAAAACTTAGAATAAAAATGTAATTTAACTATAGACATAAGAAATTTCTAAGCTATTCTGTGTTTTTATGACATTTATGCCACATAATTATAAAAAACTGCCTGAAATGTGGCGTATAGAAGAGTTATTTAAACTCTCTGATAAATATCCATCAGGTCTTGAATGGGCAAAAAAGAAAGCTCGTTATAAAAAAGGAGATCAAGCTGGACGTTTAAATCGAAGTAATGGTTATTATTTTGTTTCTATAGATAATGAAGAATACATGGTACATCGAATTGTTTATTATTTAAGAACTGGATATTGTCCTGATAAATATTGTGTAAAACATAACTATCGAAATAAAGAAAAAGACAACAGATTAGAATTAAAACCTATCTTCAATATTTAATGTCTAATTTAAATGAATTAATCGAAATGTCATCTGGTCCTGAACTCTTTCGCTATATTCCTGATATAGATAAAGTTAGTTTAGATGAGTTAGATAACAATGGTTACTACCATGGTTTCCCTTGCGTTCATGGTCATACAATTAGAGACAAAGACAGACATTGGTGTTATCACTGTGCAATAAAAATACAATCCAATGTTTGTGGTTTTGATATTAACCATTTACATAAAGATTACATTACTAAATATCATCGCTTATGGGCTAACATCAATATTAAAAATTTTGATGAATGTTGGGAAGCTAGTCTTCCAGGTAAACGTGGTCCTCATCGAGTTTGTTTTCCTTCTTATCGTTCACAATACAGTTGTCAAAAAGCAGAAAATACAACAGCACATAAAGTCATTTATCAATGTGCATGGGGTGATATAGGAAGTATGTTTGTTACTAGGTTATGTGGTAATCCATGGTGCCTTAATCCTTTACATATGACATCCAAATGGAATCGAAGAACTTATCCAAAAAAAATACATCCTTTTAATAATAAGTTTGAAGCAGAAAAATTAATGAGAATTAGTAAAGCTCGTTTATTAAATAGAGAACAAGAAATTGTAGAAGAAAAATATAAAAAAACAATCAATGATCCTTTAACTGTTAAAGATACCCCCGATTATGATGAGGGATAGACTAGTGTTAAATAATAATGGCTCGCAACCAAACAACACAAAGACAAAGAACAGCTCAAGATCCATTATTAGTTGGAACATTTGATCAAACTTCTATTCGTTATCTAACAGGTAAACTTGGTGGAACACATACTCCAAGATCAGGAGGATATGCAGGTGGTTCTGTAAACCATTGGTTTAAATTTAAAATTGAAACTGCTGCTTGGATAATATTAACGAAAGCTGGTGGATGGGAAAAATGGTTTAATGTTTCTGCTTACGATATAAATAGAAATCCTATTGAAGGTCGAGCAATTTTTGATGATGATAGTATAACAATTACATCAGATGGAAAAGTTTTAAATCCATATATTGGGCATGTAATGGGTGCTCAATCTGATCTATATAATAATTTTGATGCAAGACGATTAGATAAAGGAGACTCAAGATATTATCCTCTAAAGATAGGTGAGTACTTGCTTTGTGTATCTAGTACTCTTAATACACCATTTGATTATGCAGTAGGTGTAGTAGTAGAAATGGCTGATCCATTTCCTGTTTTACTTACTGAAGATTATGACCGATTGTTATTAGAAACCACGGCAACTCAAGATAATATTATTTGTGACACTACTCCTAACTATACTGGAGCAGAGGACCATGAACATTCATTAACTGAGTGGAAAACAGCATGGAGTCGTGAACGTCAAGCTTATGAAAAATTCCCTGACGCTTTAATTCCTCTGACTACAAAACCATAAGATTTCTTATGACTATTAATCGAGTACCAAATAAACCTTATTTAGGTTTTGATGATTGTGTTTACGATGAAATAGCAATGAACAGTGTAATAGCACTGGAAGAAAGAAAACAACAATTAAAGGATGAACAATTCATGGATTCAAACTTATATACAGAGATCTTAGATTCTCAATATTTTAAATGGAAATCCAAGCAGAATCAATTAGATTTACCAGCTAGATTTAAAGAGGAATGTGAACAAATTCCTTTCTTGCAGCAATGTAAAATTTATGACTGTTAATGATGAGTTTAAGAACAACGAGAGCAAAGAAAGTAGCGACAACTCGTATTGGGAAATATATTTTGAAAGTGAGACTGTTACCATGGATGTTCTTAGGAAAAGATGGAGTGATATGGCTGGCAAGTCTAGCGATAGGAAAAAGCAATCGACAAATCAACGATTGGATGAATCGGAAAACAAACAAAAGAAGATACCTGATGGATACATCTTTGACAGGTAAATTTGGATCTAAAACTCAAGCAATTGCTATTCGTCAAGTTAGAGAATGGATGAAAGAAATACCAGTAGGAGATTCTATTACATTAAGATGTGAATCAGCTTTGTCAGATAAACAATTTAGAGTATGGAAAAAATGGTTTGAAAAACATGAAAATTCTAATTGGAAAGTAAATGAAAAATATAAATCTTTCTTTTTTTATAGGGCTGAGTAAAATATAAATAGTTTTAAATCAAAAAATGATTGCCCTCATTCGTCCATTACTTTTCAAATTTGTTAATACTCCTCAAGTTAAGCAATTAATTGTAGATCTTTTAACGAAACTTGCAGATTCAACTGATAATACTGTTGATGATAAAGCAGTTGTATTTATAAAAAATGGTTTATTTCCTGGAGGGAACCAAGCTAAATAGCTGTAAACCACCAAACAACACCTTCTTCTTTATTAACGTAATTACGTAAATTAAATGCATCATACTTATTTAGTGTGGTGCATTTTCTTTCTCCATGCACTTCATAGCACACGTTTACAGTTATATCCTTGTGTCTATTAAATGTCATAATCCTATACTAATCAGTAGCAGTTAAATATTACAAATGCCAGAGAAGAAAGATGCGGAAATCCTAGAAGAAAAAAAGGATGAAAATAAAAAAAGTTTACTAAAAAAAATAACTGATGCAGTTCCAGATAGAGAAGAACAGTTTGAACTTGTTAGTTTAGGAGTGAGATTATTTTTGTTGACTTGGGCAACATTAATGTTGTCATTATCGTACCTAGATTTGAGTAAACTTGGTATTCCTCAACAAAAAATAGATCCAACCTTTATAGCTTCGGTCTTTGTCGGATTGGCAAGTTCCTTTGGAGCTTCTATTACACAAAAAGGAAAAGAAAATGGAGGTAAAGCAAATCAAGGTATAACTGCTGCACAAATGAAAGAAATACTAGGTAATTCCCAAATAGTAAGAATTGAACATCCTCCTTTAGTAATTAAGGCAGAAACACCTAGTAAAGAAAATAAGTATCAGATGTAAAATAAAAAAGGAACATAACTAAGGAGGTTTATTTATGAACAGTCCACTTTATATTCCTAATTGGCAATATCATTCAAAGAAAGATATAACACTTGATTTTGTTAGAAAAGAAAATATGTTAAGGCGAGCATTACATCGTGGAAAAACAATAATTAAAAAAATCCGACGAATGTAATATATTGTAGGTAGAAATAATATTTAAATAATGTTTTTTGATTCACTTACTCTTGTAACTGGAGGATTTGATCCTATTCATAGTGGACATATAAAATATTTTGAAGACGCTAAAACTTTTTCTGATAATCTTGTTGTTGGTTTAAATAGTGATCAATGGTTAATTAATAAAAAAGGGCAGTACTTCCAAACTTGGAAAGAACGTGCAAATATAATTAGTCATTTAGATATGGTTAATATTGTTATAGATTGGGATGATTCTGATAATTCTGCATGTAAAGCAATTGAGAAATGTTTTCAATTAACTAATAAGATTTATTTTGCAAATGGTGGTGATAGAGCTGAAGATAATACTCCAGAACTTGATGCTTTTGAAAATGATGAAAGAGTTTTATTTATATGGGGTGTAGGTGGTAATAATAAGATAAACAGTAGCTCTTGGATATTAGATAAATATTATCAACAAAGAGAATTAATTTGTGGATGATAGACTTTAATGAAGTAATGTAAATGTTTAAAATGTGGAAATTACTTTCATTTTTGATATTAATATTTAGTCCACTTTCAGTACGTGCAGATTTGATTCATCGTCTATCAACTAGTACGCAATTAAACGTGGGAGGAGCTAGTACAACATCTGAACGTATCGGTTCAACTTATGCGGTTTCTGGATCTAATATCAAAGTTGCCTCTGGTGATGATCATTTTGGAAAATTATTAGCACCTAGCAATAATGCAGCAGCAACTCTTGATCCTGGTACATATGACATAAATACTGTCGGATCTGCTTTCAGTTTTAGCGAAAGTTTCACAGCAGGAGATTCCGTAAATCCTATTGGTAGTGGTGTGGATGTGACCAGCGGAGTAGTGGCTGACATGCCAGCTTTTGGTAATACCACAACTCAATCGGGCGGTGTGGCAGGTTCCCTCGCAGGTACGATTTTGAGTTCGGGAGTCATGACATTAACCGCAGGAGGTGCAAACACTTCAGCCGTAGGCCAATTCGTAAGTGAAATAACCGTCAAGTAGCAGTCATGAAGCGGCTTTTACTGCTTTTATTATTAGCACCAATCCCTGCTTTTTCTGTGCCCGTCACGCCAAATTTTCAAAGTGGTAGTATGACCTCTCATACAGAGACTACTAGTAAAGTAAGCGAAACGATTAACGTGATAGATTATCAAACAGGGTGGCAATATGTAGTTACAGGAAATAACATAACTACAAGTGCAGATAGTTTAGTTCCTACTGCAAGTTCGACATCTAATACCGTTAATGGGGTGGTTACAACGTGGACAAGTTTGGATGCAAATCAAATGCCAGATTTCACAATCAAAAATCCAGATTTGCCTTGGCAATTAACAACGAGCGTCAGCCAACCAGGGATGAAGTCGCAGACCATAATAACTCGTACAACAGACATAACATCAGTCACAGACACCGTTTCAACGTTCAGTCAATAAAATATATCTTATTGGCTCTGTTCAATGCGGTATCACTATTCCCCCAGTCAGTACGTGCAGAAAGTGTTGGTGGGGTTAGTGCCTCTGCTGCTCCTGTTGCTAATAGCAGTGGTAGTGTAACAAATCAAGCTATTCAAGTCCTCCAGGGACCATACATTAATAATTCGTATGGGAATGGAGTCTCGTGTCAAGGACCAACGCTAAACGTTACCCCCTTCGTGACTGGAAGTAATTCTTGGAAAGATCCCTATGAAGATTATTGGGATTCGCCTGTCTATGACATGACAACAGATGATGATGGTAATCTGAACAATCCAGGTTCTATTTTGTATTACGTTCCTACAAGGACTGGTCAAAAAGCAAATAACAATGTTTCATTAGGTATTAGTGCAACCATATCCATACCATTAGATAAACGTCACCATGAAGGTTGTTTAAGAGCAGCTAATACTCAAACAGATTTAACTCAACAGCTATTAGCTAATAAAAGATTAGATTTTGAAATGGCAAGACTCAAGCATTGTGCAGAACAAAAAAGGTTAGGCGTTTCATTCCATCCAAAATCACCATCATTTCAAATTTGTGCAGATATTGTAGTAACCAATCCTCATGGAGTAATTCCACAGCATCAACATACTATTTCTTCTCCTTCTTCTTCTTCGGTTCCTTCAGAGCAGGAAGACCTTTCTTCTCTCGATACTGATTCGCAACAATCTCAGCTCGATTCAAAGTCCTCGGCTTCTTCCCAAGAAGTTTCTGAATCTTCTTCATTGCAGTCTTTATCAGAGGCTTTATTGCCTTCAGAACAAGATCAGCCAGGGGCTTTGCTAGGACTGCCGATGACGTTGCCACAAGAGCAATAGATGCAGTAGTTGTAACAGCTCCAGCAGTAGGTAATGCTGCAACTACTTGTTCAATAATTGGAATTTCTTCGTAGAGGGTAACGCATCTACCATTCTGTAATTTATAACCACTTATCTTTTTATTTCCTTCAACCTTAGTACCGACTATAGGAGCGTCATTTGGGGGACAAATAATTTTAGGAACAGATGGTTGAGGTACTTCTGGATTAATAGGTTCAGCTATTTCATTATTGTCTAATGGAACCATTGGTACTTCAGCTGCTTTAGTAAGTACTAAGTTCTCTGGTGTGTAATCTATGGGGTCATAACTAGGAACCGTACCATCACATAAAATTCGATTACCTCTCGGATCATCATCAACTAATTGATTCGATTCCTTATTGCCAGAATTATATTCAACACATCCAGGTAATTCGATAATTGGAGATCCAATACTTAAAGTTACAGCAGGAGTTCTAGGAATATTTAACTTAAGAATTGAGTCGTAGTCTGGTATTTCTGTTGTTCTTATTTCAATGTCGTAGATACCAATTTCTGGTATTTCAGGCATTAGAACTGAGGAACTCCTAACCCACTTCTTGTACTTCTTGGTGCGACAGGACCAGTAACACTAGGTAGTTTTGGAATTGGAAGATTTTTTAAAGCTGCATCTGCTGCTGCTCCTCCTACCTGTTTCATGATTTTTTCTTTAGCACTTTCTAGGAGTGCATCCTTATTTGCATATACGTAAACACCAGCACCAACAACGGAAGCAGATATAACGAAAGACGCAACAGAAAGTACATTAATTATTTTCTGCATAATGAAAAAGTAATTTATGTCCTAATTATATGAGGAATAGACTTATCAGTCAGCAGGATCTGGTGTATTTCCTTCTGCTACCCATTCTAGGTACTCTTGATAGTCTGTGTTTGCTGGGTCGAAAGGTATCCATGCACCATCAGATTTTCGTCTGATCTGATCGTCTCTTACATTCCCTTCGGAATCTTTTGTCTTTTTATAACTCATGGTTAAAGCTCCGCTGTTGCTATGAAGTTAAACAAACTAGCTCCTGTACCTGATAAGCCATCGAAAGTAGCATAGAATCCATCTTTTGATGATCCCTGTGCAAGTAGATTTCCAGTGCTAGTTTCAGTAATAGTTACAGTAGGATTGGATCTCATTGTTTGCACAAAGATGTGGCTTCCTCTTGAATAACCATTAGCACTACCATACCCAGAACTTAAGACTGAATCTGGAACTGTTTGATAATATCTCTGACACCTAGCTAATTCTTCTCCATATGATCTATGATCAAATTCTGTAGCTATAGATCCTACTTCAAGTTGAACGCCTGTAAGTTCAAATGTTGCATCATTTGTTGTCCACCAAGTAGATGTCATATCAGGAATACGATTACCACTAGAAAAAGAAGCCCATGTATTTAAACTAGGGCTACCTGTATAATTAGTACCTCCAAAAGGCCACCAATATATAACCATTCCTTGTTTATTATTGTTATCAAATTGAACGTTAGTTCCTCCAGGGATTTTAATTTCTACTTTTGTCCAAGTATTAGCACTCAAAGCACCTGTTGAGAAAGGAAAATTTTGAGGGCTACCATCTTGTGAAAATACTTGTCCATAGAATGTCTGAGCAACACTTGATCTTACCCAGAAAGATAAAGTTGCATAGCTATTACTACTGGTGTAATGCCATCCAGAATTAGCAAGATCTTGTGCTTCTAATCTTGTAATAATCCTTATATAGTCAGCAGCACCAGCTCCACTTGTTTGATTTCCATTTTGAATATGGTATGAATATCTAAAACCTTTTGCCCATGGACCTGTATCACTCGACGTAAGAGCATGTTGTGATTGAGTTGGTGCTTCATTTTCTCCACCATATCCCATTTCAAATCTATCAACTGTATGTATTCCATCGCTTGTTGATGATGTTCCTCTTTGAGCAATTGTAAAAGCACCATTAATTATTAAATTTCTACCAAGTAAATTATTAGTTTTTAAATTACCACCTACTTCTATATCTCCTAAACTATTTATAGTTAATCTATCTGCACCAGCATTTGTAGTATCTTCAATATGGAAGGTACCTGCTTCTACTTGTATCCTAAAATCGCTGTCATTATTAGTATCAGTAAAATTTATAATTGGGTTAGCATCTGATACTGTTATATCTCCTTTAAAAGTGGCGTTTCCAGAACTATCAATATCAAGATGAATAGAAGTTCCATCATTCCCTGAAAAATCAAAACCATTAGCAGATCTAAGACCCATTCGACCTGCTGTAGATCCGTTTATAAGATTTCCTGTATTTTGAATTGCCCAAATATATGCGTTACATCCATTTGACTCCATAAACAAACCACCAGAGGAAGAACCAGAGCTAGTGTGAATTAAAGATTGTGGATTTGTTGTACCTATACCTACATTTCCAGTACTACCTCGTACTGTCATTATTGTTGAATCATTTACTTGTAAAAAAACATCTCTATTAGCACTACCAGCATTTAATTTTAAATCATTGCCTGTTTTAGAACGTAATTCGTTTAAACATTCAATAGTTCCTTCTACATCTAATAATTCAGTAGGACTTGTTGTACCTATTCCTAATTTTCCATCTACAATTCTTAATGCTTCAGTACCTGCTTGATTATCTACTCTAAAAGCGTAATTTCCCGTTCCACCACCTTTTACATAAAGACCATATCCACTTGCATGTGTATTAGTAAGATTAAAACCTGTTGTACCACTTAATGCTCCTTCAACATGTAATAAATGATTAGGACTTGTAGTTCCTATACCAATTTTTCCATCAGTTTTTAGATAAAGCTGATCACCAGCAAAACTTTCGTTCTTTATATTTGTGACTTTAAGTGTTGCCATAATCTCAGTCTCTTAAATACATTTTATTCGTAGTACATTTATAAAATTATGCGACTCTATATATAACTGTTCCTCTTATTTCATCATCATCTAAATGAGTGCATTGAATAGCATTACCACTTCCATCGAAGAGATATATACGAGCCTCACTATTTCCAATTAAGAAACTTTGAACATTGCTATCAGTAGTGAAAGTAGGAGCACCACCATGTCTTGAAGCACTACCACTACCACCACTAACAAATGG